AATACGAACAACATATGAATAGTCCTGATAATAAAAACTATCTTGAACTCTCATTGTGTCTACAGACAATTTACCTTTGTCACCAACAAAGTTTCCTACAGTTGTTCCTACAGTACCAACAGTCGCATCAGCAAAAGATGGAGTCGATTGGTGTACCGTAGCGGTTGCGCCCGTAGATGTAGTTACAACATCCCCTTCATTCAAAGTGACAGAAGTTTTTAATTCTAATATATGTCTGGCAGAATCAAAAGATACAACTGTTCCTGTGTGACTTACTAGAGAATCGCCCACAGTGAAAGAACCACTAATGTTTCTTACTAGTACATTTCTGTTTAGAGTAAGGGTTGGATTGCTTGTATAGTCTAATCCAAAGTTGGTAATAGAAACGCCTTCAATATGACCAACCATAGGCGTTACATTCGATACTGCAAAGAGCGTTGAACCAGAACCAGTTGTTGTTGCGCTGTCAAGAACAAGAGGCAACTTAATAAAGCCGTTACCTTTGTTAATCATTTCAATCTTAGTAATCTCTCCACGTTCACTAACAGCACTGCCTGGCGCATCACCAAAGGTTGCAGTCTCTACAATAATCTGTCCACCATCTTCAAGTGTTAGATGGTCTAATTCACCCACAGTTTGTTCTTGACTTATGAACTGTACATCATCATCAGTGACAATGAAATCTTCATTCTCCATCATCATGGCATCTGGTGCAGTATCAGGTTCTAGAGATATACCACCACCAACAACTGAAATCTTAGCACGAAGGTCAACTCCTTCAGTATTAGTTAAATTAAATCGAAGTTCCTCACCGACAGAATATCCACTACCACCATTCTCAATAAGTATCTCATCAATAGAACCAGCACCAGCAGATTCTACACGGGCGGTTGCAGCGTTGTTACCAGCTCCACCAGTAACATGAACATCATCAGCAGTAGAATAGTAAGCACCACCAGATGTAACCGCACCGCCAGTGACAATACCCTTCACTACGGCCGAGATTTCTAAGTCAAGAGTTGTGTCTGTAGTTGTAACAGTCTCACCAGAAACAAATGTTCCTGTTACGGAATCTGCATCAACATTAACCTCTGCAATTAGATCTGCGCCTTCTCTAAACTTAATGATAGTTGCTATAAGAGCAGTCGCACCAGAGGTTGCACCAACCATTCTTTGTCCGATGGCTTTGTTGAAGTCAGATGTTCCAGCTTCACTTACACGAATAACTTTGTCTGTTGACCATCTTCCATCAGATACACGAAGCATATTATCTCTAGGATAAGTAATAACTGCCTCTTCATCAAAGAGAATACGGAAGAACAGTTTGTGTCCATCTCGTGTACCCTTTGCAGAATACATATCCCTAATGTTCTTAATGAGTTTGCGTTTTGCTATACCATCTGCAAGAGTGTTAGGCAAAGACTCCATAAAGGAATCTCTGAACTTGTCAAGGAAGGCATATACTGTATTATCAACATCTGCGTATGCAAGAAGTTGTTGAATGTTCTGTACAGGGTTTGCACGATAAGAAACCATAGTAGTAATCGCACCACTAGTGTTTCCAGTTATCGTTTCGCCTGTTATGAACCTTTGTTGTGAGGTAACAAAGATTCGATTACTAGCATCAAAGTCATCTACAAGGACACGAGCAGTAGCTTTACTTGTCGCACCAGTAATCGTTTCTCCGATAGTAAACTTGCCGACAGATTCCTCAAGGACAATATTCTCACCAGCCTCATCTAGTATTCTGTTCTTGGTAATTGTTTCCTCAATAACATAATCATTAGAACCAGAGACAGTTAGTTCACCCGCTTCAAGAAACTCATAGTAGTATTTGAGGAAGAGCGAGAATAAAGGATGATCGGATTGCACAAACTCTGGAAGTTGAGTTTGAATGTGCGGCGATACTTTATTCTTTAATGTAGGGTCTTGTGCAGACATTTATTAAAACCTTAATAAGAGGATGATGTTGTGTAACCAGTTCCAGCAGATGAACCACCCGACTCGATTGTATCATTGTTACCAGTAATTTTTAGATTTGTAAGATCAATCTCTAGTAACTGATTCCGAACTGGAACAATATCATTTGAACTTGGTGTAGTTGTAACCGTGATACCAGCAGTTTCAGTTGAACCTGTAATGTTGATTGAACTTAGTGTCAGTAGTCCTGTTGTATAATCAATAGTACCAATGTTTGTGTTGAGGTATGTTCTGGTTGTTCCACCAACAAGAGAATACGCTCTTAGATTACCAACACCATCATCATCTATAAAGTGTTCACCTGTTTGACCAGTAACAGTAAAACCAGTTGAACTCGTAATACCGCCCATTGCAGAGTTGTGTCCACTGTGAGGATTATATAATGCGTTGGAAAACTTCAGTTCATATTTTGCCAACGTGTTAAGTTGAGGTACGATTGTTTTCTGCATTTTAATTGTTGTGATGTTTGAAAGAATAGAAGGGTCTGTTCCATCAATCAAGCGAGACATCTTTGAGAATCTAAACACACCATCAAACTTTTCTAAGTCTGAAGAGTTATAGTTAGATATTGTTGTGCGAACAAGTGTCTCTAAATCTGTTGCAGTCTTTGTAGTGACATTGGCATCAAACTTAAAGTTAGTTGTCATCTTAATCTTTGTGATTTCTGGATCGACAATAGTTGGACGAACCGAAGCGACATTGTATTTGTCTAATGAAGTTGCGATTGTATCTTTTTGTGCTTGTGTTAGATTGACACCCGAAGTTGTTTTGATAGAAACGAATACCTGTCCATAGATTGGTGGATTATTATCTTCTCCACCCCAAACTTGAATTGCTTTTGTGTCTGCATATACTTGTGGGATGACAACTTTATAGTCATCAGTTGTGACTGCTCTACCCTGTGACGCAAAGTCCAGAGGTGCGTTGTATTTGATTGACTGAATTGTTTCTGGTTCTGCACCACCAGCGGCAGCAGATACCGTTGCGATAGTAATGTTTGTTTCCCCACCAACCGAAGTTCCTGAGAAAACCTTTGCATCATTCGATGCACCTTTGTTTGTGACAACGTATTCTAGAATCACAATATTACCATCGTTTACTTTCCTACCCAATACGTCATCACCAAAGTAAACCTCAAACTTTCCATCATCAACTTCTTGTAAGAAGTAAACATTAGAAGTTGCAGTCACCTGAGAGATATCAGTTGCAAGAGTATAAACTTGTGTGGTTGCGTCAGACGCTGAGTTCTGTACAGATACCTTTAGTGTAGTTGTGTCTGCACGATTATCAGTAAGAAGATATTTCTTTTCTAAGTTGTTGCTGTCAACAGTATACTTTGCTGTGACAAGAGAACCCTCATAGATAGCAAGATTAGAAAATCTAAGAACACCATTAGTTGGCGTTACTGTTTTGGTTTCGTTAACAACAAACGAATATGTTGTGTCATCAATCTGTGTAGTAAACTTAGTTCCTTTGGCAACTGTGATGGAAATAAGAGTTGAGTTATTGATTGTAACATCTACATATGCAACAGGTGAACGAGCAGAACGTGGAGTGTATCCCAAAGTCTTTGCATGAGAGATAACTGAAGAACGAAGTGTTGCAGTATCCAAGTATGCTTCATTGATTGCCATGTTTGCATTCATACCCAAGTAGTGAGTATTGTATGCGAGAAGATCGATCAGAGTTGAGATTGCAGAACCTTCAAAGTTATAATCAGTAAACTCTGATTGGTTCTTCATGTAGGTTTTTAGATTCGATTTGATATCATCGAAGTCTAGTTCCGTGACTTGTAATTTAGTTGCCATTTATCTTAGTCTCTCTAAAAATAGATTCAATGTTTGTTCGTCTGTCTCTGAGTTAACCACGTTGAACTTGATTGTTGCTTCATATGCATTCATATCAATTCTTGCTTGAACAATAACATTAATGAGTTCTGCTCTTGGTTCAAAGTTTACGATAACATCTTCAATGTTTCTACCAAGTCTTGTTGCGACTTGTGGTGTCATGTTTTCAAATAATGCCCTACGCACATCTGAACCAATCTCTGGATGGAAAGGACGTTCATAGAAATTAGTCATAACCAAATTCTTTACGCTTGCCTTGACAGCAGAAATGTTCGTCAACTTTGCAATGTCACCATTTACAGGGTGTCTTGTAAAGTTAAGGTTGAAGTCCTTAAAGACTTGAGCATTTCTATCCGAATCATTATTGCGTTCGGCATCTCTATATGCTGTAGGGTTTGCTGCCATTTAATATCTCCTCAATCTATTTATAACGAAACTCACAGATTAATGAAGGCTCTATTCTTGATATGCTCTTCTGCAATATCTTCTTTGGATTGCCCCATATATCTTACTGCATGGTGTTCTTCAATCAT